TCCACTTCATAAGATGTCTCAGTTTTTGCTGAATTTTGGTTGGTTGCGACTCTGGTTATCGCGTAATCCCAGTTCATTTAGGTATCGCCTGACAGTTTCCCGGCTGCTAACTCCAACAGCATCAGCTAACTCAGCCAGGGATGCATTTGGGTGGTCTTCCAGGTAGTCTTTGAGCATCTGCATTCGCTGTGTCTTAGTTGTCTTGTACGTCGGTTTAGGCTCGTCTTTAAGTACTTGCTGAACGTAAGCGCGGCTACAGTTGCCTGTCTCACCTGCAACCACTCTGGCAATCTCGGACTTGGTTTTACCCTCATTATGGAGTTGCCTTATTCTTGCGCGCTTCGCGTCTGCCTCTGCATTTTCTGTGGCATACTCAGACAGGTAGCAGTGCAACATTGCACTGCTACCTGTCTGTGGTTGCATGCTACCACTTTGTGGTATTGTGGGCACTGTCCTGGTTGCAGGGGAGGTGTCTCTTTCTACTTGCACTGATACCTGCTTTGTGGGTGCAACCACATTGTTAGTTGCACTGCTACCTGTTTGCGGTGTCTCAGTTTTTGGAAAAACTTCCCGCCATGCCTGCTTGAAGTTCGTGGCAAGCCATCCGAGGCTGAGGTCTGCGACCAGGGAACCCACAATAGCGACGATAAGAAGAATTGCTTTGGGGTCTACATTGTCGCCACCGAGAGCATCAGTTATCCGCGTAGTGTAGGCACCGCCAGCCTTAAGTCCGTCCATGTCGGCCCGCAAACTCTCCAGCTTCTTGTTTGTGCCAGAATAGAGGCCCCATTTTTTCTGAACCCGTACCTGAGCGTCGCCTGCTGCGATATCGTAATTTTGTTTTGCTGTGACATATTCATCGCTTTGCTCTACGCTATCAGCCACACCGCGGAACTGGGTTTCAATTGATCCCCAAAGACCAGTAACCATGATTAGGATGACAATGACGAATGACATCTTAAACTGTTGCAGGATGGTCTCTGCTGGCTTCTGGACCATTTTGATCAGGAGTAGGAGACCGACGAATGTTCCTGCGACAAGGAAAGACCAGGTTACCTTATCCCAGACCTTGACATCTGTTGGAATACGGTTTTCCCAGAACGGCTGGGAAAGCATGGTGCTTATAGCCCAAACTGCAAAGATAAAGAATCCAAATATGGTAATCTTGAATAGGGATCGATTGGACATGACATACCTCAAACAAAAAGAACCCCATTGAATGACGGCTAATCAAGTAACAGGCCAGAAGGCAAGACTTGCGTCAGTGCAATGGGGCTCATTTCAATGTGAGACGAATTGGGAAAAACCTGCTGTATCACTTGATTAGCACAGGCAATTTAGTCAAAAAAACGGCCCAATTCAAGACAAGATCATAAGTATGTCAGAACGACTACCGTAAGGATATGAAAATCAGCGGAAGCAAGTCAGTGTTTTTTATGAAAATAAGAAAATTTAGAAGCGAGTAAAGAAGAGGTGAAATTATTATCCTAAATCTAGCGCGTCTGCCAATTCCGCCACCTCGGCAAGATGGGAATACATAAGGTTTCTAAAGGTTTTCGCTGGATTTACGTCTTTCTCTAATTTGTTCCTTTTGGTAGATAAAGTGCCAGCTTTTAACTTAAAACATCATACTATAGTCATACTTCAATATCTATGCCCATATCAAGAAAATCCGGGCTGTAAACCAGGTAGGGCTTTGCTGAATTATAGTCTTCCCAGCCCATTATATACATCAATTTGTAGACATCCATTCCTGATTTTACATGTCTTGATGCCCGATTCGAGCGGAAATTATGAACGGTATAAGACAGATCCAAATCTTTTCTTATCTTTCGCCATGCCTGATAGACAGTGTTGCGTGAAGTGATCTGATAGAATACCCGGTCCTCATCTTCCGGCTTTTCTGCCCGGGCCTTTGCAAGCACTCCCTTGGCCCGCTCGGTTAACGGTACAACCCGCCATTTGCCGGCAAACCGTCCCTTACCCGGGAATCTCAAATACTTCTCAAATACGTTCTCAGACCAGGTCAGTGCAAGCTGCGCGCTCTCCCTTAATCCGGTCTCCTGGAGCAGTGGAAAATAGATCTGCTGCCAGAAGGGAATATCCGCCTTCTGAAAATACTCCCGGATTCTTTCATCCTCCTCATCTCTAAACAAGACGGGCGGCTTGGGTGGAACCTTTGGCACCATGCCTGAAAATGGGTTAGAGGGAATAAACTCTTCGGTAACAGCATAAGAGAAGACGGAGCGAAGATTCACCATGTGGTGCCGGACTGTTGCGATACTCGGAAAGGTCGTCTCCAGATATGGCCTCAGTTTGGTAGCAACATATTTGCGGTTGATTTCAGAAATCGGGATATCCTCGCCGACAGCATTTATTAGCACGTCAAGTGTATAGAAGTATGCTGCTTTGGTTTCCGGTTTATAACTCTGGGGCAGATTTTCGATGTGCTGTTTGTAGGGCTCGGCAAGCTGCAGCAGATATACTGCATCAGGATCTATGAGGGTATGTCCAAAATGTTTGGACATGTGAAAGGTGCCCATCGCAAGATCATAATCGATGGCACGCTGTTTTTTGATTGCATCTGCCTTGGAACTAACCCGGAGGGATTTTGTGGAGCGTTTTCCCTTCCATGAGAAAGTAATGCAGTATTTGCTGCCCTTTTTAAAAATGTAGCTCATTGTCTGGAAAGCTTCTTTACAAACTCAATGGTAAATTGGCGGTTCTCATCAGTCAGACGCCGGAAAATCTCAAGTAGCTCGCCTTCGCCTTCACTTAGTTCTATCGCCTCAATTGGACCGGGGGGATGATCTAGTAAGTCAAAACCGCTGACAATTCGATCAATCGTAACATCAAAGAAACTCGCGTATTTCTCCAAATATTCCACCCCCGGGGAAATTCGACCTCGCAAGTGACTCGAGACAGTATTAGGGTCTGAGCCGATTTTGGCCGCAAGCTCTTTTTTCGACACATCTTCTCTCGCAACCAACATTCGAAGAACCATCGCGATTCGATCTCTTGTGTCCAATCCTCACTCCTTGAATTTCCGAACAAACTCCAAAATGAACTTCTGATCTCGCGTGGATAAATTGTCAAAAATATCTATCAACTCACTTTTTCGGGAACAGGTCTCTGTGTTGTCGGAGAAAACTATTCGCTCATCTACTATCTCAAATCCCATGCCAAGGTTGTCAGCAATTGTGTGTAGTGTATTACTATAAAAGACACTCTTCCTGTCATTTATAGTGCCCAAATACCAGGTTGGAGACATACCGATCTTACGAGCAAATACAGATTTCTCTAAGAGCATCCCCTCCCTAATTCGCTCCAATTCATCTACGAGATTTAATACCCTAAAACCTGATCTAGCCAATTCTATCCCTCTATTTCTTAAACCTCCGAGCAACATCTAATAGCGTTTTCTTGTCACTGTCGCTCAGCTCTTGAAAAATATCTACCAGCTCATCTTCCATGGTATAGAGGCCGCCTGCTCTGGTTGGTTTCTCTCCATCGAGGGGTGAGTCAGTTACGATCTTACCTTCAAGCGAGGAGCTTGAGGTCTTCTCTCCTATGAGGGGGTGGTCGGTGACAAGTTTGCCGGTTAAAGAGTTGTGTTTTTCAACGCGAACACCCTCAGCCTCCAAGAGGTAGTCCACCGTCACACCAAACAGCTTCGCATACAAACGCAAATGCCCAAGACTAATTGCCTGCCTTCCTGATAGATGCTTGGTAACGGTGTTCTGGTGTACGCCGACAGCTTCAGCCAAGTCAGTGTTCGACAAGTCGTGCTGTTCACGTAGCATTCTAATCAGCTTGCTAACCTGTTTTCGCTCATCTTCCCTCATAACAGTAAATATGAATCCTGGCACGCAATTATTCAAGTGGGAATAGAACCTCAAAAAGCACATATTTCAATCGATTTAAATCAATTTAAATATTTTACTTGATTTTTAGCCGTTTACATCCGATATTCACCGTAGACGCTTAAACAATCACTGTGAAAGGATCTGAGCGTGGCAAAAAACAAGACAGACAACAAGGGCGTTATCCCCACCAACCACAAGACGCAGTGGGAAAACCTCTCCGAGGACAGCGGCTATGAATACGTAGAGCTCGCCGAAATCGCCATTCCGCTATTAGCAAAGGTACTGGAGCCAGTTATCAAGGCGAGAAAGGCTGCCCAGAAGGCGATCAAGGCCGCATAACGATCAAGGAACCTCATCATGGATGACCTATACGGATTTCCCCCACTCGAATGCGGCATTAAAGAGATCATGTATCTCTTCAGCGTGAGCGAGACGCAGGCAAAGCGCTTGATAGTGCAAATTCGCAAGCAGTACGGCTACTGCCAGGGCGACAATAACGGCCATAAGAAAGTTTCCACAGCACATGTAATCGATTTCCACCGAAACAGATGGAATCCGCCCCGGGATAAGAAGAAAGCAGCCGAGGCACAGAAGATACTAAACAACCGGTCAAGGGCTATTCCCCGGTTCGTCAGATAACCCCAAACCAGTTCAAGGGAGGTGATAGGAAAAGCCTCAGTCAGTAAGGAGATACACTAACCCTGTCGGGGGCCACTTGGCCCCCTGTTTTAACTAAGGAGATGAGATAATGAATTTTGAGCGAACGCTAAACGACTTAGAGGATGCCGAACGCCTGTTGAGCCACGACAATGACACTGGCACCGCGCTACGAATTACAATCGAGGTTCTGGAGGATGTGGTTAAGGAGCTTAAGAAGATCAAGGCAGGTGCAGACTACACAGCGAACACTGTTGCCTGCTTGGCAAACGGAATTCAACCAGACTGATTCCCGGTTGGGATTTAACAAGGAGAAATCAAGGATGATGATTGCAATAGAGTATCTGGAGATATACAGCGAAACCGAAGAAGTAAAAGCCATGAACAAACTCGCAGCAATTGAAGGTAAATCAGACGGTCAGATGGCAGGTACAGAAATTATTGAAACATGCAGAGGTCTCATTAAGGGACAGAGTGTGAAAACTGATGACTCAATCTATAGCTACCTCAAAGTCCTGGCAGGGAAGCATCTCACAGACGAGGAATGTCGGCAAGCCGCTCAGGCGTTCTTTTGAGGAGCAGCGTCTGAGTGCATAAACAAAAGAACCCGATGCGCCAACACCGGGTCTCAAACTCAAATAAGGCTACGTTCCTCAATGACAATAGGAATGTAGCCCCCAGACAGGGAGAAAGTCAAATGGAAAAATTACCCGCAACAGTTCCCGCCTGCCACAAACTAATACGGAAGCTCCGGTCCCAGATGCTGCGCTACCTGAAGACAGCGCAGCAAAAAAGAGCTGCGAAGCCCTGGCAAGGTGACTCGCGCTACGAGCTCATGTGGTTCACCGAGTGCGAGAAATCAGCCGAGACCTGTGTGCAGCACCAGGAGGACCGGGAGGCGGCAGCGGAGTTTCTGCGCTGGCTGATCTACACCGCAGACGGTCAGGAGATCGACCTTTCATACCTGCGGGAATCCCCCGTGTTTAATGATTTTTTAAAGAGAGTAAACGACTACGCTGAGGGCGTGACCATGATGCACCCGGTGAGGTTGCCGGAGGTATCCGACTCGGACCTGCTGTATGAACAGCGGCGGGATGACCTGCGCAATCCGACCGGCGATATGCCATTTGAGAGTTGGGTTTAAAAGAATTTTCACAAAGGAGAGAATTATGCCAGCAGCAAAAAAAGAATTAACCCTGTGGCAAAAACTAATCGAGATCCAGCGAGCAGTAGACCGGGTAGCCAAAACCGGCAAGGGTTTCAATTTCTATTACGCCGATGGGGATGCGGTACTTAACGCAATTCGCCCACATATGAACGAGCAAGGTGTCCTGCTGAAGATAGACATAGTCGATTCGACTATGGTTAATGACAAAACCATACAAATGAAGATTAACGGCGTGTGGATCAACGCGGACAAGCAAGATGAGCGCGAAGAAGTCCAGTGGGCCGGGTTTGCAAAGGCCCCCTCTGGAGCTGGTGACCCTGCGCAAATCATGGGGAGCGCCCTAACATACTCAGAGCGCTACTTCTTCTTAAAACAGTTCCACCTTCCCACAGATGCCGACGACCCGGATGCACAACAGTCCAGCAGCAAAAAAAACAGCCCCAAGAAAGCCCCAATTGAGGAAGTAGCCGACGCCGAAGAAGCAGCGCGCGAAAAACGAGGCGCAGTCATAGAGGCTGAGGCAGCCTTAAGAAAGTGGACAGGCCTCCCGTATTTCGATCACCTGCTCGAAAAGAAGCAGCGGGAGAAATACGAAGCGTTCTTAAAGCTTGAGCGCAACGGGGCGTTCGCCAAAAAAGCCGGTGAGTGGTGCAATTACTTCACCAAGCGCGCCAACAGCAAATTCCCGTTTATAGCCTACGCTGGGGATCTGAAAGAGCGCATCCTGAAAGCAGGATCGGAAAAGATCTATCGCACTGTACTGGCTCAGACGGGTCATGAAAAAGCGAACGAGTTTAAGGACAGCAAGGATGGATTGCAAGCCTGCTACGCGCTCTATCGCGCGGCAGAATGGCTGGAGTGGTTGGAGGCAAACACTACCCACAAGCAGCGAGTCGCCGCAGGTAAAGCAGTAACAGCCGAAGAAACAATTGACAGCCTGTCGATCTACGACGCTCCGTACACAAACGGGAAGGCCTTCAAGAAAGTGCAGGAGCAGATAAAGGTCGTTCTCAATGCTCACAAAGAGCAAGCGGAGACAGCAGCTTAACTCTCTCCTTACATAAGAACAGTTCACCTTTACATGCGCCCCTCATAATCGGGGGCGCTGAAATTAAACCGAGAGGATGAGATGAAGCTGGGAACGATCGTGAAACTGCCTGACGGCCAAAAGGCTACGGTTGTGTTTAATGGTCTGGTTGGCGTAGGGGTGAAATGGGGTGAGCACTCTCCGGACCCGGCCGACTTCGTGGGAACATACGGTGATGTGCTTGCAGTGTCGCAGCCAGATGATTGGCCGTGGGAGCCCGATGCGTTAATCGCCCTGCCCCTCGCCGGTGATTCGCGTGGGACGGACGACATGATTAAGCAGGCCAAGGCAAAGGGTCTGCCGTTTTTCGTAAGGGAGATATCCTTGCTGAAGCCGAGAGCTGGCTTTGCAAAGAAGACCTCCAATCAAATACTGGAAATACAGTGCCTTGTGGAGGACCTAAAGGATGTGGCATTCACCGCAGAGCAGATGGATGAGAAGTGTAAGAGAATCGACAGGATGCTTGCGGCGCTTAATCTGGACATAAGAGACCATTTGGAGGGGCGATGAAACCTTTGAAAGCAGAAGACCTTGAAGACAGCTTTTTACTTGCTGAATACTATAGTGACAGCGGGGCAGTATTAAGCCTATTTGTCGCTATAGAGCACTCCAACTCTCCCGCTGGCGCCTACGGGGTCGTTTTGGATAGGCCCGGAGAATCTTCAGAGGTCATGTGCGACGACAGGTCAATCGATCTTGCGCTCCTATTCTACAACAGGGAACTGGAGAAGCTTTGATCACCCGAAGCGCATACGCAGAGGTTAACCGCGTTCACTTGCTCGACGTAGCGAGCTGGTTGGGGATCGAGCTGAATCGGCGCGGACGGGGCCGGTGTCCTGCCGGACACGGTGGGAAGGGTGCTAAGACGCACTTTAGTATCACCTGGGAGGGCAACTTCGCCCGGTGCTGGCATGACGGGTGTGCATTCCATCGGGGGGGCGGGGCTGTTGGCTTAACGATGTTCGTTCTTCACTACGACTACCGGACAGCAATAGTCGCGCTAATGGACCGCTTTGGACAGGGCAGCGTGAACACGGAGGCCTACAAAAAGAAACGGAAACCCTACGTACCCAGCAAGGCAGCACAACAGCGCAAGGCTGAAGCGCAGGACAAAAAGCTTACCTGGGCGCAGTGGGAGATCGGCAACGAATTACTCTGCCTGGAAAATGAATGGCGGAACAAAGCGTACACGGTTGGGCTGGTCACCGACGCGGAGATCTATCGCTGGCGGCAAATCTACGACACACTATTAGACGAATTGGACATGAACCTCACGGAGGGGATAGCAAAAATTGAGCGAGAATATGGAAGCTAAAGCAGCAGAGCGATTTGATATAGCCGAAAACCTAACCCCTGAAGAGCGGCGACGACAGCACCACGACGAGCTTATCCGAGCGTGCGATCACCCGGTGTTCTGGTATCCCATCGAACCAAAAAAGAACGAAGCGCCGAAAATGGGTATCGACAGGGCAATGCTGATCGGATTCCTGCAATATCACGGGTTTTGTAAATACTATACCACCGAAATCGACTACATCTATATCCGGATCGAGGGCCACCTAACAGAAAAGGTATCCCGGACCCAAATAAAAGACTTCGTGCTTGACTTCGTGACCAGCGATGATTTCCCCGACCCGGTTTACCAGGACATGGTTTATGACGCCCTGCTCAGTGGGATTGTCAGGCTGTTTAACAATGAGTTCGTCGAGGCTCTGCCGACACGAAGGTTAAACTGGAGCGCAGATGAGCCCGGTATATCCAGACTCTACTACCAGAACGGGGTTGTAGAAATAGTGGCAGCAGGCCCGGAGCTCAAGCCCTACGAAGAAATCGACGGATATGTGTGGAAATCCTCAATCATAGATCGCGACTTCGAGAAATGCGACTTCGAGAAATGCGACTTTCAGTGCTTCCTGAAGATGATAACCAATCACGACGACGACCCGGGCCGCTACTGGTCGATGGTCTCATCCCTCGGCTACTTGATACATAGAAAGAAGACGGGAACCCTCTCCAAGATGATTGTCCTGGTAGACGAAAAGGTTCCGGAGTTGATGGGCGATTCAAATGGCGGTACCGGCAAGACACTCGTGGTAAAAGCACTAAGCCACATCCGCAACCTCGTAATTGTGAACGGTAAGACATGGCGCCCGGACAAGACATTCGCCTTCGCCTCCATAGACATGGACACCGATCTACTGTTAATAGATGAGACCAATAGGGGGTTTCCCTGGGGGCAGCTCTTCCAGATGATAACAGGCGATCTGACAACAGAGCGGAAACACCAGAACCCTATCACAATCCCCTATTCAGACTCACCGAAATTTGTTGCCGCTACGAACCGGATAATAGCTCAAAACGACATCAGCACCCGGCGAAGAGTCCACGAAATAGAACTCTCCGATTACTTCTCAGACAAGCATCAACCCATCGATGAATTTAACCGGGAATTTTTCTCCGGATGGCCAGAAGATGAATGGCGAAAATTTGATAACTTCCTCGCCTTCTGCGTAATGACTTTTTTCCAATCCGGGATCATTGAATATGCGAGAATCAACACCGATAGACGCCGAATCGAAGAGGCCACCTGCTCCGAATTCGTTGAATGGGCTGAGATTTTTTTCGAGAAAGACGGCTGTTATCTGACCAACGAAACACTCGAAAGATTCCTCAGAGATTACTCAACAATCAAGCTAAACAGACGGATTCCGATCCACAGATTCAGCGTGTGGGTCAAGCAGTGGTGTGAATATAAATGCAGAAAAGTGCATAATAAATCAATACGGGACTGGTCTGGTTCTGTAACACGTTGCTACCAGATTGGCGATACAAACAGCACCGAAATCGCCTACCCGGAAAACCCGTTTTTGCCGTCTCGCTAAAATTTGCGAGTTGTAACACTTTAAGTGTTACAGTAACACTTTTTGTAACGCTGTAAGTTCTTGTTTTTTATGATTTGTAACACTGTAACACTTTTTTTTAATAATAATTAATATAAGCGAAATATAAGAAAAAGAGAGAAAAATAGAAGAAAGTATACGTGCAATGCGATTTAGAGTGTTACACCGTTACAAGGGTTTTTTGACGGCTTATGCAATTATTCAATTTTATACAAAAAAATCACGGAGGAAGATATGGCATGGAATCCGAAGGTGGTCAACCGGCTGCCGAGATCGCGAAGGCAGGATGAGGATAAATTACAGATCCGCTGCGTCAAGTGGTTCCGGCAAGCTCTTCCCGGAGAGGTTCTTTTCATGGTCAAGAACCAGGGCATCCGGGCGAGTAGGCAGCAGGCAATGGCTTACGGGCAGAAGCAGAAGCAGATGGGGCTGCTTAAAGGCGTCTCTGATCTTCTCTGGCTGCGAGATAAGACTTACATCTGCTTGGAGGTTAAGAAGCCGGGTGGCCGGATGTCGAAGGAACAGAAGTGGTTTAAGGCTAAAATCGACAAAACCGAGATCGGTCATCACTACACGTTCGAGACCTTTAAGGAGTTTCAGCGGGTCATCTCGGAAGTAACCGGGATCTTGGTTGACGACCTGGATGTTCTCGCCTACCGGAACAAGCACAGCGTGGATTCGGTGGACGACGTGCATCCCATCGATCCGGAAGTGGGGTTTTGATATGCCGGACCTCCAGCTTTGGCCCAAGATCTATGGGAACGCAGATCACATGGAGCAGATATTTGAGCGTAACGGGACTCCGAAGACGACTGACAACGTGCTGCAATACTGTGCAGAGTTTGTATTCAGGCCGCGCTCGAAGAACTTCCCGCTTCATGCGAGCTTCTTTCTTCGTCATGTGTCGGAGCGTGAGGGGTTCGAGAAAGTAAGCGCCTTAACGGGCGATCAAATTAAAGAGCTCCGCCAGCGAGAAAAAGAGGCGGAGAGGTCAAAAGTTTAACACAGGAGTAACAACAATGCGTGGAACAGTCAATAAAGCAATTCTCATCGGCCGCCTCAGACAAGATCCGGAGGTGCGGCACACAGGGGGTGGTACCGCTGTCGCCAATCTAAGCATAGCAACCACCAGAAGCTTTAAAAAGAACGACGAATGGCAGGAGCAGACAGAGTGGCACAGGGTCACTCTGTGGGGGCGCCTGGCCGAAGTTGCAAAAGAGTACACTCGTAAGGGCAGTCGGGTCTATGTCGAGGGGCGCCTGCAAACCCGTGATTGGGAGGATCAAAACGGTCAGAAGCGCTATACAACAGAGATCGTGGTAAGCGATCTCCAGTTGCTCGGCGACAAGGGTGGTGATTCCGCAGAGCCGGTGAGCAACCCGACCCCTGCTGAGACATCGGACGATTTACCATTCTAACCACGGAGGGATCATGCAATTCAAACTGGATCAACGGGACGTTCGGAGACGGGCGTTCTACCGGACACACCCACCGGGCTTTTACGTCGCCCGGAACGGGAGGAATGAAGAACATATCGAGATACGGGCGGTCGGCGGTAAGCGAATCGTTTACACACGGAACAGCGTCGGGCAATGGAGCCGCAGGCGGGCCTTGTCCTGCTATGACCGCGACCCCTCAACCGCAGAGGGCTTTTCTGGTCGCGGCTTGATTGTCAGGGATTACTCTGGTTATGGTTTTCTGGTTGCAATAGGGCGATTCAAATCTGACATACTGGATTGGCGAGACTCAAGCCGTTTCAACTGCAAGTGTTTCTGGAGGCGCAAATGACTAAATCCCCCAACACGCAAAAGCGCAGCCCGAAGGGCGATGGCCGGTGCATACACTGCCATCCCGGCCCGCTGAAGCAATCGAAGCGGATCTATCGGCGCAGAGAGCGGCGGGAGATCTTTTGGAGGATCGCGAATGATTTTAGCATTCAAACAACAATTTGTTGAGCCAATTCTTTCCGGTCGAAAGATACATACCTTACAAGAAGATCTAGCAGGACGTTGGGAAACCGGAAACAATATTCAAATGGCAACCGGTGTAGGGACAAAAAACTATAATTGCTTCATGAAAAGTGAATGTGTATCGACTCAAGACATATCTATCATTTGGGAAGATGATAAATTAATGCCCAGTATCATCATAGGGGGCTATCTTTTTTCTTATGGGTTTTACGGCATCCTTGGTCGCAATGACGGATTTACAGGGGCTATGGGCTTTCTAAAGTGGTTCAACAAGGATTTCCACGGTAAAATAATTCACTGGACTGATTTCAAATATGGGAGTTGGGGATGAGAATTTGGAGAGTCACATATTGGGACGACAACGGCGAAACCGCATCTGGTATAAATCATCGATGGTTTCGCAACCAGAAAGAGGCAAATGCAGAAAGGGCATATGTCTCAAAAGAGCTTGGGATTAAACGCTCGCAAATAGACGTTAGGTCTGTCATGGTAAGGCCGACGAAAGACGGTATAGTTTTTTTACTAAACATCTATGCCAGTGATTAAAACGCCGGAGGGAGCGGCGGGGGCTATCTCGCCGCGATGCTGGATGAGTTCGCGAAGTGGGATGAAACAGCAACGGATGCCTGGATCTCTGTTGCAGACGCAACGCGTTCACGGCTGCCTGTCTCAACTCCCTATGGAATGGCCGTGAAATTTGCGCAATTGCGCTTCTCAGGGGCGATCGAGGTCGAGACGCTGCACTGGTCGAAGCATCCGCTCAAAGCAGTCGGACTGTACCACGAGACCGGCAAAGACGGGCAGAGACACAAGCCGAGATCGATCTGGTATGACGCTGAATGCGAGCGTCGCGCCGATGATCCGGCCGCTGTAGCGCAAGAGCTGGATATCGACTACCTTAAATCCGGCTCTCCTTACTTCGACAATAGTGTTATACAGTCCCGATATATCGCTGCACCGAGCGAAATAGGAGATAAATACGCCTTCGAGGTATACGAAGACCCTGCCGGAAAAAAGGAAATTATAACGATAGAGAGCGAAAAAGGGGGTGTTTCGGTGCTTTCCGACCCCGAGGACACGCACGAAAACCGGTACTGCGTCGGTTGTGACGTGGCTGAGGGCCTTGAAAAAGGCGATAACTCAGCTTTCTACGTCTACGACCGGATGGCAAAGCAAGACGTTGATGCAGGTCGTAGCGAAGGAGTCGCCAAAGCTGAAGGTATTACTGGTTTTGCATGGATACTCGCTAGTGCGGTAACAGGTGTGATTTTGGGCGAGATTGGGTACATGGCCCTCCGGGGAATTGGCAGGGCAAAGGACGCTTATGGGATCGACGACGAAATTTTCAGTAGTATCGAGGAAGATCTCGTCTAAAGATCTAGCTTACTTGCATAGCATGGGGTGCTTCCCATGTATGGACTCGGAGGTCTCGTTCCTGGGCCGGGTAGTGGCACCGAACCAGACACTGCAGCAGCCGGGGCGTTGGGATTGGCATAATAACTTAAAATCGAGATAAGCAACTTCATACCCAAAGCATATCAAGACTTCGGAGGAAACATGAGTAATAGCGCATTGTTTGAGCAAGCTGTAGAATTGGTAGAAAGCGGCAACTATCAGGTACTAAACTTGGTCTATGGTGATCACCGAGTCACTCAGGGTAACGAAAACCAGTTAATGTTCATATATGTCGAAAACGTAGATCGCACTGTTGTTGATTTGATTGCGCGTTTTAACAATGATCGTTGGTCACTAAGTCCGTCAGAAATTGAAGGATTGATTGAGCGGGGACGCTTTTAGGCCAAGTGAATAATAAATTCTGGGTTAATTAACAAGCTTTCCTCGAATGGATCAGTGTATTGTAAGAAAACTACCCTTACAAACCGTTGCTTTGTCCAAAAATCCTTGCATCATTAGAACACATGTTCTACTTTCCTTTGAAAGGGTATTAACCCAAAACAAAGGAATGTGAACATGAACCTTAAGAAAATCCTGGAAGCATACCCAACAGTTAAGGCAGCAGTCATCAACTTTGCTACCGGCCGAAAAGTAAACGCATACACCGTCGTCTTAGCTCCCAAACCTCTCCTTGGCACCAAGATCACCTTTCACCGGCTGTTGTCGCAGGATGTGCTTTTCTACTTCCTGAAGCTGAATGGTATTGACGTGAATGCCACCCAGCTTGCTGGCGGGAATGAAGAGCACTTGCGTGCCTGCCTTAAAAGGTTGGAAACAGCAATGCGCAAACCCCGCAAGCGCAAGGAGGCAGCTGAGGACGCCGCATGAATGATTACTTCGTGCTCTTTAATGCTGCATTAATGATCGCATCAGGACTGCTTGGCTTGCTCACCGGCGCACACATCGGCTGGCGGATGGGAGCCATTACCGGTGACGGACAGTTCTTTCCCGGGCGGGGTGTGACGCTGAAGTTCAGAGAGCGTGAGTTTGAACGGTTGTGGGTTGAATACACAGAACAGCTTGAGGATAACCCGATCAGCTTCGGTGAGTACATCATCGAGACAGTAAGTGAAGTAGCAAAGACCAGGGAAGATATACGCAAAGCACGGAAGAGGAGCGCATAATGAAGGATACCGGCAGGCCGCCGAAATTCAGTTCAGTAGTTGACTTGGAAGAAGGCATCGATCTTTACTTCAAAGACTGTGAGCACCGCAAGAAGCCAGCGACCATTGCAGGACTGGCATACTACCTCGGATTTGAAACCCGTCAATCGATCTATGACTACGCCAAGCGCAAACGCTTTTCTTACGCTATTAAAAGAGCTCAGCTCAGGATCGAGCAGGAGATGACTGAGCGGGTGCAGACGACCTCCGGCAACGTGGCAGGCACTATCTTTGTCTTAAAGTCATGCCACGGCTACCGTGAGGCTGATGAGGTCACTGATCGGCCCGTCATCGGAAAGGTAAATGTAACCGTCAAACAGTGATGAATCAGGGATGGATTTAAACCTTCAGGTAACACCGGTCTTTATCCGCAACATGGAAGCAGATGCGGATATCGTGATCAACCGGGGCGGCACCCGGTCCAGTAAGACCTATTCTCTCGCACAGCTCTTCATTCAGAAGCTGGTAACAGAGCCCCGCAAGCGCTTCCTGATCTCACGAAAAGGCTTTCCGGCACTCAGGATCTCGGTGATGAATACCGTGATCAGTCTGCTGAAAGAGCACGGGATCTACCGCAAGGACCATCACAACAAGACTGAGAACACCTACCGTTACCCCTACACGGGTTCAGCCTTCTACTTTGTATCCATCGATGATGAGCAGAAGATACGCGGACCTGAGTGGAATTATGTCTGGTTCAATGAAGCCAACGAGATGACCTATGATGAGTTCAAGCAGCCCTACTTGAGGCTGTCAGCGCCTTCACTGGACGGGAAGCCCAATCAGTTCTTTATCGACTTCAACCCCTCTGACCCCTTCACCTGGATCAAGTCTGAGATTGAGGACATGAACCGGGCAGACGTGATCCTGTCAACCTACAAGGACAACACCTTCCTTGATCCATCGACTGTGAAGCGCATCGAGCACATGCAGGCTAATGATCCGGCTTTCTGGCGGGTGTTTGGGCTCGGTGAATACTCAACTGTAGCGAATCAGATCTATAGGCCTTACGCAATCATTGAAGCCTATCCGGATGATTACTCAGATCAGTTCTACGGGCTTGACTTCGGGTACAACCACCCCACTGCCCTGGTGTGGATCGGTAAGCGCGATGAGGGCTACTACCTGCGGCAACTGATCTATGACTCCTACCTGCATAACAGTGATAGAATCAAGGCACTCAAACGGCTTAAGGTCCCGAAGGGTGCCCCAATCTATGCTGACAGTGCTGAACCGGCCCTGATTGATGAGATACAGGCAGAGGGTTACAATATCTGGAAGGCCAAGAAGGATGTGGCAGATGGAATCGACTTCTGTCAGCGGCAGCGGTTTTACTGCACCTCTGAGAACGTCGACTTGATCAAGGAGCGGGCAGGCTACAAGTGGCGGGAGCACAAGAACGGGCAGATCCTGGATGAGCCGATCAAGTTCTTTGATGACCTGATGGATGCCAAGCGTTACGGGGTCTATACCCACGAGATGTCAAATGCGCTTATTGATGACGTGAAAGTATTTTGAAGAGAGGATAACGACATGGAAGTACGGATTACACTGGAGGATGGTCACATCATCTGCTTTGAGGCAGAGAGCCACAAGCAGGTCAATGTGCTGACCAGTGTGCATATCTACCGGCACTTCAGGAAGAATGCACCGACCAACACCCAGGCAGCAATTGACGCAGCACTATTGCTCGGGTGTGATGAGAAGACCATATACAATCACCTGATAAAAAAGTCGAGATGGGATGCACAGCGCAAGAGAGAGCTACATAGCAGATCTTAAACGGATCGAGAGTATTGCCAAGGCGCGCCAGGAAGGCCCCTACGCCGTCATTGCACGAAAGCTTGCAGATCTGCTTCTCAGTGAGTGGAACGCAGGCATCAGAGCATCAATTGAGGATGCAGCACGCATCATCGGGCGTGGCGAGGGCCGGGTGACTGAGGCTGAGGTTGATGCACTGCTCAGAGACCTTTCCAACCGGCTGGGACTTGACCTGGTAGCCCGGGTGCGGGGACGTTTTGACCAGCTCGTGTTTCAGACCTATGACCTCGGGCAGCGGGATGTGTTAAATGCTGCGCCAAGCTTCAATGTGACTGATCAGGCCGCCATCAGGTGGCTGAACGGAGACGGGGCGTACTGGATCGGGCAGTATTATGGCAAGTGGGTGTCAGCCAAGATTGCCAACCTGGCCGAAGATGTCTTAAGGCAGGGTCTTTCGCGTGCTGATGCCGGTTCCGCCTTCAATCGGGCCTTCGGTGATCAATTCAACAGGAGTGCAGCATACTGGGAGGGCTTTGCCAATAATGTCACTACCAGGGCAAGGGAGTTTGCACACACTGAAGGCTACGTGAAGGGGCGGATTCTCTTTCTGCGCGTTGATGCCGTTGTTGATAACCGCACCTCCGACATCTGCCGGGGACTTGATGGAGTAATCCTCCCGGTATCCTGGGCCGTGCGTACCCGGGATAAACTGATGGCTGCCCGTAACCCTGAGCGGGTGAAACGCATAGCACCGTGGGTCAATTTCGATAAGTTACGTGGCAAGCGGGTTGGTCGTCTGCGTCAGTCAATGGCCCTGCCGCCCTATCACTTTCACTGCCGAACTGTGACTACTGCCGTCACTGAGGAGCTTGATGCTGTGGGGTGGGAAGGTAAAATACTTGAATAGGCAAAACTTTCTATAAGCTGAAATCAGCCTACATTTAATTTCTGCTAAAATGGACAACCGGAAATGAATGCAGCAACCCACACTCTGAAAGATATCGATGTTCGCTTTATCTCGCTCGTTAACAAGGGCGCGAATAAGAAGACCGTGATCTGGAAGAGTGGCACTGCCATAGATGAGCCCACCCTCTCGCGTTCCATCAACATCAGCAAAATCGATGATGAGAAGCAGATGGTCTACGGGATCGTTTATGCCCCGGATGAAGTTGATTCACAAGGTGATACGGCCACTGCTGCTGAAATCGAGCAGGCAGCGCACCGCTTCATGAAGTCTGCACGCACTACCCATATCGATAAGGATCATAACGAGCAGGCCAGATACGGCTATGTCGCAGAGAACTTTATCGTCCGCAAGGGCGATGAGATGTTTTCTGAGGCCGGTGCCTGGGCGGTGGGAATCAAGGTTGAGGATCAAGAGACCTGGAAGCTCATCAAGTCGGGTGAGTATTCCGGCATCTCTATGGGCGGCTTTGCAGAGCGTGTGCCGGTAGAAAAATCCGATCGCATCCAATTTAGCGATGAGGAGCGTGATAGCCTGGTTAGGCCCATTATTGAGGGTATCATCACATTTGTGAAATCCATGACGACACAAAACCCCAAGGATACTGAAATGAAACCAGAAGAAATGAAGAAAATGTTTGCAGAGGCTGCCAAGGGCGCCGTTGAAGAAAGCATCGCACCGGTCACCAAGAGCGTGGAGGATCTGAAAACCGCCTCAGATGAAACAGCAGCCACGCTGAAGAAGTTCGAGGAGCGGCTGGACGTGCTTGAAAAGGCCAGCAACGGCAGCAATCAACCGGACCCCAAGAAGAAGGTTGGTAAAGAAGATGAGGATCTTGGCTGGTTTGGGCCGATTGCGGCAGCTTTCCAGAACTAAAACTTGCGAGAAAAAAGGGAGCCTTTAAAAAATATGTCTGACTTAATCCAGCAATACATCCAGAAAGCCGCTGTTGCGACTACCACCGGTGGTCAGTTAACCCCGCAGCAACTGCGCCGCTTTCTCACCACCGTCCGCAGTGAATCAGAGCTGCTTTCAAGAGTAACGATTCAGCCAATGTCAGCAAACACTTTCTACCTGGACATCATTTCGATTGCCGGCCGCCAGATGAGGGCAGCAGTTGAAGGAACTGACCCGGGGTTTACGGCCAACGTGACCATTCCGCGCAGGAGCCTGGTGACCAAAGAGGTCATCTTGCCTTACGATGTCACCTACACATTTCTCGAAGAGAATATTGCCGGTGGCGGAGTCGAGGCAGCCTTGAACGCCTACTTTGCAACCGCTTTCGCCAAGGACCTGCAGGACAGCGCGATCAATGGTGATGAGGATAGTGGTGATGCTTTCCTCAACATCAATGATGGCTGGATTGATATCGCTGATGCTGATGGGTCTACGAATAAGTACACCAATGCGTCATCCGACTGGAAGGATACCATCCTGCCTGCCATGTGGAGCCTGCTGCCGCCAAAATACCGCAGTGAGCCGGGCTTAGTCTACTTGATGAGCTTTAACGATTATGATGCCTACTGGAATCAGCTTGGTAACCGTGCTACCATCGGTGGTGATAAATACCTCGAGCAGTTCCGGGACGCGCTTCCATACCACGGCCGGCCGGTGATCCCGGTGAGCTCCTGGCCAGATAATCGCCCGATGCTGACCACCTTCAGCAACCTGGCAATCGGTATTGGCCGGAACATTACCCGGGAAGCAATGCGCCAGCCGCGTCCGCGTAAGATCGAGTACACGCTGACTGCCAAGCTTGACTTTAACTACGCGATCAGCGAAATGGTCGTCATCGGAAACGTAGCCTAACCTTTAAGAGGACTTACCATTGGCTGGATTAAAAAGCGGATATGAGGCCCTCTCCAATGTCCGGACTGCGAAGTTCAAGGCATTGAAGGGCCAACAGATTTCCAAGGCTGAGTACAACAGGCTGCCTGACCCTTTGAAGGTCAGTTTCAAGGAATTCGGACAGGAAAAAGAAGACGATAAAACAGAGGGCTAAACCTCCATGCCCTTAACAACTGCCCAGCACGTCAAAGATCATGGTCGGATCAATCCTCAAATTGAAGACTCCGACCTTGATCCGTTTATGGGGGAAGCAAGCCGGGTGCTTACTGCCCGGTTTGATGATTACCCTTCCCTTGAAAGCGCTGCCGAGCAGTCAGGCGGCTGGGACCCTGCTATGAACTCACCCGCGCTCGCTGACGGGACCGGCACGGCCGGTTACTGGTATCTGATATCAGAGGATGCTGAGCGTGACCTGGGCGGTGGGGTGATCTCCTGGACGAAGGGTAATCATGTCTATTATGATGGCACACGCTGGCTGGAGCGCGATGGTGCGCGTCTTGATGATCTTCGTATGGCTGAGACCTATCTGGCGATTGCAGCAGCATTAGTGCCCCTCGGCACCCGGGTAGATGTTAACGGCGGTTTCATTAAAGCGCTTAATCAGCAGAGCAACAGCCAGACCCAGAACCTGGCAGGCACAGATGAGATCCTGAAGATGGTAGAGCATTACAATGAGCGGGCATTGAGCCTCTATGAACCACATCTGACCCGCGATGTTGACACCAGTGATGATTCGATCATTGATCTTGGTGAGATCGGGTTTATCGCGATATGATCACTTCTAATATCGAAAGTGCTATCAAAGAGCTCGAACGCCGCGGATTTGCTATTGATTCGGTTATCGAATCATCGCTCACACGCGAAGGTGAGCGCTTGAGAGCCCGGATTATCCGCCAGATCAACCTGATGGGCATCTCTGTTACCGGTGATCTGCGCAAGTCAGTGACTGCCCAGGTGGACAAGGTGCTGCTTGGCTGGCAGATGCGGGTCGGTCCGGGCGTGAGCTATTCTGTCTTCGTCCATGAGGGCACCAGGCCGCATTACGCACCATTATCCCCGCTGGTTGAATGGGTAAAAAAGAAGGGCTTATCCGGCGTCTTCTCAGTTAAAACCAAACGCCGTCTGGGAAGTGCGAAGACCAGGCAACAGCAGGATATTGCGGCAGCGAAGGCCGTGCAGAGCAAGATTGCGAAGTTCGGGACGCGCGCGCAGCCTTTCCTGTCCATCGTGTACGCACAAGAGGGTGATTTTGTGGTGGACCGGATCTCCAGAAACATAGCATCGACAATTAGATCGGGGCAGATATGATCACAGAGCTTAAAGCAATAGTCACTCATATCACTACCAGTGTAGCAGGCTTTAACTACTCATCGTGGAATGATCTCGCTACCATCAAGGACTACCCGGCACTGGTGATCTCAGCACCACAGAAAGTCCGTGAACTAAAAGGACAGCAAGGGCTTTATGATGAGACGCTTGAATTTGAGCTCTACGTGTTTGATGCTGAGCCAAGAGACCCTGATAACTTTGATGATACAGCATTTCAGACACGTGTGGATGCAACGCTTAATCAGGCACTGCAGGTAGCCGGATGGCGCTCGAGGGTGGTAACAGATTTTGTGATCCAGCGTTTGCAGTTAAATGATACCCCGGCAATGGGTGCTTTCATGAAGTTTGAGTTCAGGAAGTTCGTGACCAATGGATAACGCATCAGAAACAATCGATCAGGTATTAACCTTCGATGACCTGATTATTCCGGACATGGAGCGTCTGCGCAAGGACTCTACGCAGCACGAAGACCCATTTCAGGAGCAGGTTGAGGAAGCTGATTGCCGCACGATGCCATATGCCCCAATGGCGTTGCTTGAGCTTTATGAAGAATCACTCTGGCATTATCGCTGCTGCAATATCAAGTCCCAGGTCACCACCGGTCAGGGCTGGAGTTTGCAACCCATAGAAGGAGAGCAGGAGCCTGACGAACAGCACAAGAGGGCTATGGAGTTCCTTGAGGCCCCCAATGAACGCAGTGATGAAACGATCTATGACATTCTGCACAAGCTCTGGATCGACTATGAGGTGATTGGGAACGCCTATCTTGAGATAGACTACAACCGCAAAGGCGAACCGGCCAATATCTATCATATGCCGGCCATCTTCACCCGCAAGTCGGTAGAACGCCCAGGCTACTACATGCGTGAGGATAGCAGTGCTGAGCTGATCTACTTTAACGCCTTTAAGCGTGACATGGAGATGCTGGGCAGTGATTTTGATTCCAATGTCAACACCGTTTATCACATCCGGAACTATTATCCGGGTTCCAACTTCTACGGGATACCTGACATCCTCCCGGCCATTGGTGCAGCGGTCTTAAATAAATATGCCTGCAACTACAATATTCACTACTTCCTAAATGGTGCAATACCATCTGTTGTGATCACCTTGCAAGGTGCCAAGCTCTCTGCTGAATCGCAAAAAGCTGTGCAGAGCTTCTTTAAGAAGAACATGCAGGGCATCATAAATAATAGCCGGGTGCTGGTGATCCCGGTGCAGAGCAGTGATGCCAAAATCAACATTGAGAAGCTGTCTGATGATGTGAAGGAAGGATCATTCTCAAAGCTCAGGGAAGATAACCGGAATGAGATCGTAGCAGTGCACGGCGTGCCGCCGAGACTGCTCGGTATCAATGAGCAGGGCAAGCTTGGCGGGAGCAATGAGACAGCCGCACAGATGCGGATGTTCAAGGAAGTGGTGATCGAGCACCGGCAGCGCCGGGTTGAACACCTGGTGAATCAGCTTCTTAAGCAGTTGGGGGTTGAAAACTGGCGCTTCACCTTAAACCGGCTGGATATCGGTGAGCCAGCGGAACTGGCTGAGCGGGTAACCAAGCTGGTTCAGGCAAAGGTATTACTCGTCAATGAGGGTCGCGCGGAGCTTGGCAAAGACCCCTTGACCCCTGAGGAGATAGCAGCAGAGCGGGAATTGCAGCTCACTGACCCGGAACAGGCAGCGCAGATCCGACAGCAAGCTGAAGAGGAGCTTGAGGATGAGTGAGCAATACACAATCACAGCGCCGGCAGGGCTCCCGGACGGGGAATACTATCCCGGCATAACCGTCAGAAACGGTATTGCCGAAACCACCAAGGCAAAAGCGCTTCAGGCCATCGTGATGTATGACTTTACAAATCCTGAGCTTGAGGCAGAGCTTAAGGCACTCGATGAGCTCGGGGATGCTGATAACTACCGGATCTCACGCAAGACGGCTCGCGAGATCGCTGCCGAGGTTGAACCACTTTCCCGCTACGGAGCGAAATTTAATGGAGAATAAAGGCATGAAGGAAGGCAAGGGACTGCTCAGAAATACCGATGGTGATCTGTCCAATAATCGTATCGCCCTGTGGGTTTGCCTCGTAGCTGGATTCGTGTTTGCGGCACTGGCAATCAAGACCGGTAGCGTGATGGCTGAGAACTTCACCTACTTCTATTCAGCGTCAGGCCTTCTTGGGCATGGCGTGATCAAATTTCTTGAACTATTACCCAAGGTTACTACTAATCGCGCAGGATAAACATGGAAGTGACTCAGAAAGACTTAAGGGATTTGCGGGACTCTATCGAGGGCATGATCGGCGGTATCAACCAAAAACTGGACGCTATTTTGGACCCCAAAGAAGGCGTGTTCATGGAAATCGCCCAGGCTCAGGCCAGTGCTGCCAAGGCATTGGAGGAGATCAAGGAGCTTTATGCACGGCAGAGCAGGATCGAGGCACAAACAGCAGTAATGGAAAAGCAGGTCAGCGACCTCAGACGTTTCAACAAGATCCTGACCTGGATCATTGGCCTTATTGCAACTCCCATCTTCTTGGGCATCGGCGCTCTGATTTGGAACAAACTCAGTGGCTGATCTTTCTAACATCCGGTCAATAGCGGCTGATGTCTATGTTGGCTATCCTTCCAGTGATGCAGAAAACCTCTCTGAATGGACTGAAGTCGGATGGATACAGGAGGGCACCACCAGCCTGACAGTCAGCAATAAGCGCATCATCAAGCTCTCCCGCAGACTCTATCATATCTCCAGTGACTACCTGCTTAAGTTCAGCGCGCTGGAAACCGATTTGGCAAAAGTTTCTACGCTTGAGTCCTACCGCAACATTAATGTGGATCTGTTGCTCGTTAACCGGTCAAACAACTTCAAAAAACACCGCTACAAGAGATTCATCATGACCATCACGCCCAAATACGAGTATGGATTATCCAATGTCTTCCTGGCCGAAGTCGAGCTCCAGAGAAGTGCAGTTAAGATCAGTGACTTCTTTGAGGAGATAGCCCCCGCTATTGGCAATACCCACGTCCTGCCCGGGGTGGTGATTGCATAATGGCTGAATTCAGTGTGCTCGTTACAGAGCTTCATGATGTTGGTGGCACCAATGTGCTTAAACCCAAAGCCTCGGCCGTAGTGCAGCTCTATGTCTATGATGCCGGCGCGGGAGATAACCGCGGAGCCTTGATTGCGACGCTCGCAGAAGATCCGCCCGGTTCATCAAACTTTGTTTATGACTACACCGGCACTACCCAGCGGGCGGTGCTGGCCGTCGACGGTGTAAACAAGGAAGGCTATATCGGCTTCTGGCTGGAGGGAAACACGCTACTTCCTGACAATGAAGTAGGTGCAAGCAAGATCGCTGCTGGTGCAATCACGCCTGATAAAATAGCCTCCGGAGCAATTGACACAGACAAGATTGCTGATGATGCCGTTACTACAGATAAGATTGCCAATAACATGATCACGACTGACAAGATTGCCAACGGGGCAGTCACATCAGAGAAAATCGAAGGTGGTTCAAATTGGTCATAAGACTGCTCATACATTTTATATGTCTTCTGTTATCTGTAAACCTTTTTTCCCAGATCCGGATTGATTCCCTTAACGCCAAAGAGAAGCTCTTCGTGAAGGGCACTGACCGCACCTCCTTCTTTGACAGCCTCACAGCAGACAACAAGATCAAGGCAATTGCGGGTGATCCGGCCAGCAATAATCAGATTGATAAATCAGGCCTCAGGAAATGGGCAAAAGATATGGGCATGATCAGTATTCATGCCTGGGGGGCAGAGACCGGCCCCGGCTCCAATAATGAGCTCACCATCGAGACTGCCATTCAGTATTGTGCGAAAAACAACAAAATTCTCTACATCCCCAAAGCAGATGACATCTATTATGTCGGCGGAGCCATTAACATCACTGATCAGGATTCAGTGCATATCAGGATTGATGGGCATGTGGCCCTGGCAAACTCTGTTAATACCCCGCTCATGAATATCTCCGGATCGAGCAATGTGCTGATTGAGGGGTCAGGAATCCTGGATGGCCGCAATGAAGGTCAATCGGTCAACAACGTGCTGATACTGGTTCAGACCAACAACAAGAATATCGGCAATATTCATTTCAAAGGCGTGACCATTCAGAACAGCGAAGACCAGACCATCAAGTTCCTGCCCAGTACTGCTAACGATACGATCAGATATGTGTCTGTAAAAGAATGCAAGATTTTTAATTCAGAGGCTGAAGCTATAGTGTTTGATGCTGATCTGGGGCATATCGAATTTGCTGATATTCATAAGAACATTGCGCGCAATGTCAATGACTTCATCTTTACCGATGAAGGTGGCTCCGTTGATCATCTCCAGATTACCAATAATGATGCAGAGTTTTTTGGTACTGAGGGAATCGGGTATTTTGGGGCAACCAGAGGACTGCGCATTACAAACAACTCGATTGCTGCCGTTGACAATATTGTAAACGGTTGCCTTGGTATATCAGTCGGGAAAAAAGGCAATAAAAGAGCTGTCATCATTTCCAACAATACTATTGATTTCAGATCCTTCATCGGATCTGGCGCACCAGGTGACGCACTTGAATGGTCAGTTCACTCGGATTCGAGCATGGGTATCCTGATTGTCAACAACACTGCCTGGAATGCCGGAACGTTGTTTGAGTTTTCCAGCGAGGATCAGGGAGACGCATACTTTGGGAACATGATTCTTGCCGGCAACAGTGGTTTCAATCTTAGGGATGGTTTTAAGTGGATTGATGCTACCACATTCAAACTCGATGTCGAAAATGTTATCATTTCACATAATATCCTGCAAGGTTCAACCATTCTTGCTGGAACTGGTATCCAGGTACGACAATCTGCCAACAGCTATACTCGCAAGGTCTTAATCACCACTAACATTGTAAATGGCTTCTTCGAGGGCATCAAGCTGAATGATGGTACCTACATTTCGGTGATTGGCAACATCGTTACTGATTGCGGGACAAATGGCGCGATGCGCTGGGGCGGGTCAACCGATAGCGGATATTTTGCCCATAACATTCTTACCAATAACAGCGGACCTAATATTCAGGTTACAGCCCCTGCACAACCTGCAGGCTTGAATTACAATTTTACCTTAGAGCTATTCGAAATTTATAAGAATGGGGGGTATTGGGGAGCGTTTCAACAACAAGATTCTACCATAACTGTCGGCGATAGCATCAAAATATACGTCGGCAATGGCTATCTCGGCGGGCAGAAACTTGGCAATTAATCAGAGATAATCACAAAGGGAGTTTTTACTAATGGCAACAGATGCTGCAAACATCAGAAGCTATGCGGTCAATGTCTTGATCGCTGCTACCGGCGAAGATACGGCCGTGCCGGCAAACTGGACCGATGCCGGATTCTGTGAACAGGGCACCACCAAGCTCACCCAGGACTCGGCAAACAACATCACGTTGCACAATGGCGGAGAGCACCAGATCTCAGGCAAATTCAAATTCGAGAGTAAGGCACTTGAAACCACTGCAGCACAACTCACAGCCCTTGAGGCCTTCAAAGCTCAGACGATTGATATTCTGCTGGTCCGCCGCGATGATGCGACAGCCGGGTTTAAGATGACCGGGATGACACTCAAAGTCTTGCCTGACTATGACTTCAACCTGGAGAACGTCTTCAAGATCGGTCTTGAGGCAACAGTTTCAGCCAAGAATATGGGTGACTTTTTCAGCGAAGAAACCGGCCTCTCAGGCTTCACGCTGTAGGGATGAACTCATGCCGATTGTGCTTGGAACGCGGTCAATCACCAATGTCAGGGCAGGGGCTGCCGATGTCTATATTGCAGATGGCGGCAGCCTTACCTTAAATGCCAACTTTGGTTATTCCCTATCTGATCTCCAGTGGAATACCCTGATAGCGCTTTTCACCAGGGTCGGCACCATTGAGGAAACACCGCGAGTGAAGTCGGATCCAATCTCAGTCAATCTGATCTCAAACGGCACCGTTCACAAGGTTCAAAAAGGACACCGGGTTTCATCGAGCTTTGGCGTTGTAGAGCTGGATAACACCAATATCGAGGCGCTGCGTAATCTGATTGATAATTCTACACTCATTGACGTACTGTTCATCCGCCCGGGTCAGACCTATGTATCATTTCTGCGTAACGTCTATCCTCAGATCGCAATCGATAAGCCCTTCAGTGATGAGGCAATCGAAAAGGCTACGATGAGCTTTGAGTTTGCAACCGACACCCTCACAGGGGCAATTGGACAAATCTTCATCAGTACCGGCACCGGCGAATCATAAAACAAGGAGGCACAAATGAACAAAGACAAGAAGTATAGCTACGGCGGCAAAGAGGTCACCGTTAAGCGCGACACACAGGCAAACATCGAGGGCTTTGAAAAGCTCTCAAAAGAGCTTCAGGAAAGCGATAGCGTCAGCTCGATGTTTCAGTTAGCTGACTATCTGGTCATTTATCCGGAAGGCGTGACAGCAGCAGGACCGGATGAAAAGACGCTCTCTGAGGCAAAGGAGATTGTAGGGGATTTTTTGTCACTGCTGAGCAAGGAAAGCGGCGAGCTCTTCAAATCCTCAATCGGATAGAGCCTGCCTCCGGGAAAGAGCGGGTTGTGCTTGAATCATGGGCCAAGGCATTTATCGCCGATATGGGTTTTGATTATGTGACGGCCCGGGTGGCAGGATTCGATTTGCTAAAGCTTGACATGCTCAAGGAACGCTACCGGCTTGATGAGATTGCAACAATGTTTGTGGCAATAATTGCATCTGAGGCATACACCATCAAAGACTAACCATCTTCCTCTCATCCATGCCAGGGCACAGTGATGTGCCTCCTTGAAAACGGTAAAGGGTTGCCTTCGGGTGACCCTTTGCTTTATGAACGCAAATCAATTTGAAGTCGATATAACAATAATTGAGACCACTATCCAAAGCACAATCAGCAATCCATATAAAGCTGCAAAGGAATATCTGTAACGTATTGGAGATTGCAATTGAGGTAATTTTTCTCCCATAATGGTAGTAATTAAAGACCAACTCTTAGCATTTTTTTCCAGCATTATACCATAATCAGCGTAATGCTGAATCACAGATACGGCTCGCCTCTCGGCTGTGAATAGAGCCAATGTCACAAAAGTTCCCAGGATGCAGGCCACCAGTTTCGCTGCCAGACCGGGAAGATGTCCAAAAACAATGGTAATCAGTGCACCATTAAAGGCAATGGCATAGCTGAACAGCTTCAATCGAAAATCTAATTGATGTAGGATAGCATCAAATACCTCTCGATGCTCCACCTCATTGACTCGTGAGCTCATATAAAAACCTACCGGTTTCTTGAGTATAATCGTAAGCGTGTAATATCAATCATAAGCAACAGACTTCTCAAAATCAAATCATGATCTACCCTATAATAGGCAAATCTTTCTACAACCACCTTTAGGCGTCAGGCTATGTTAGACCCAAAAGCCTGACAGATGCCCGACTCCAAGAACACCATTGACATCATCGTCCGCGTCCTGAATGAATCGGCCAAGAGCGGAATCCGTGAGGTCAACAACTCTCTTCAGACCATGCGGCAGCGGCTTGACACTGCCAGGCGCACAGTCGAGGGATTCCAGCAGGCGTTTTTCGTTGTTCAGAATACCCTTGGCCGCTTCACTGCCGATGCCAACCTGCTTGAGCAGTCTAACCGGAAGCTTTCTGCTTCAGCGAAGCTATTCAACCTCGAATTCGAGTCTCTGGCAGATACCAGCAAAACCGCAGCCGACCGATTCAAGTTATCTGAGATCCAGGCCGATGAGCTCACCGTGGCTGTCTCACGTCTCACCGCCAATGCCGGCGCAATTGGCAAGACCGATGAAGCCCTCGAGGCCCTGCTCAATACCGCTGCAGCACAGGGACTCAATGCCGATCAGGCCCTGGTTGCCATCCGTCAGGCAATCCTGGAGTTAGATGAAGGAACTGATAAACTCTTTCAACGAAATCCGATTGATCTTTACAAAAAGTATGCAGCCTCAATCGGCACCACAGCAGCACAGCTCACCGCGCAGCAGAAGAAACTGGCGCTGTTAAACGAGCTGCTTGAGACCGGCAACAAAACGCTTGGCGAATATAATGAATTCCTGAAGACCGGGTCCGGTATACAGGCCATCTGGGCAGTTGCCTTGCAGAAGTTTAATGCCGCCCTGGGCACACTGATCAATGACTCTCTGAAACTGATCGTGCCGCTACTTACCCCGATTCTTGAATCCCTGGCATCTGCCCCGACCATCGTTAAAGCTGCTACCATTGCTATCGTTGGTCTCGGTATCGCTGTTACAGGCCTTGGTGCTTCATTTGGTCCGGTATCGCTGGGGTTAACCGCCCTTGCTACGGTGGGACTCGCTGTAGCAGGTGCTCTTGCAAAGACCGAAGATGAAGCAGAGTCGCTCAAGAATATCCGTTTCACTGCACTGATCAATGAGCTGGAGGGGTTAAACAGTGTCCAGAGCTTGAGTGCAGATCAAACTGCCAGGCGAAAAAGCATTATCGATCAATTGAACAGCCAGTTCCCGTCATACATCGGCAACCTTGATCTTGAGAGGGCCAGCAACGATGAGCTTGAAGGAGTGCTCAGGCGCGTTAATGACCAGTTGGTGCAAAAGCAGCGCTTGCAGTTGCTTGAATCAGTGACAGCAGATTCACGTGAAGCGGTACTGACGACCGAGCAGGCGATTGCAGAGGCCCGGCTTAATCAACTCAAGTTTTCTGAACGAATGAATGTGCTTGAGCAGTTAAGGGCCCGGTTATCTGAAGCATCAAAGAATTCAGCAGAAGATGAGGTACTGGCCCGGAGGCAGGCGGTTGAATTCCTGGAGAGCATTTCCGGAAATCAGATCGGACTCTTTGAAAGCATCACCTCTACTGAATCGATTATCAGCGAACTGGACCGGATCGCCGGTATTCAGGGACAGTTGCAGAATAGCGCCATCAACCGGGCTGCTGCCCTCACCACCGAGCTCGAAGAGCAAACCGCAGAGCTCAGACGGCAGGAAGCAGTCGTTAATCAGATCGTGTCCGGACAGGAGAAAGCAGCAGAGCAAGGCAAGGCAGGCATTACCGGCGATGATCCAAATGCCGAGGAGAGGCGCAAAGCTCAAGCCGTGCAAAGTCTCATATTAGAAAACCGGCGTCTTGAGATCCAGAAACGCCAGACAGTGCTTGAAGATGACGTGATCACCCGGCTAAACGAGCAGCAGCGGATCGAAAGAGCGATCCTGCAAAACAAGCTTCGTATTGCCACTCTCACCAGTAAGCAGTCTGAGATCAATAATCTCACTCAGGAACTGACTGTCCTGGATGAGCGGTTATCCCTTGAACGGGAGATCTCGCTGGTGAAGGCAGAACGCAAGCAGTCAGACTCTGTTGAGCAATCTATCCAGCGGCTCAGGCAGGTGGAAGAGCAGCTTGAGATTGAGCGCACCGCATCCGCTATCGATGCTGAAGAGGCAAAGCTGCTTTCGACTGCCCAAACTGAGGAACAGCGGATCAGGATCACGCAGGCTGCTCAGATTGCGCGAATTGAGATCGAGGAGAGTGAGGCACTTGCCCAAGTCACCTTACAAGAAGAGCGGCTGCAAAAAGAAATTGAGACCAATAGGCAAATTCTTGAAGAGCGCTTGAGACTTGCCCGGACCACCGGTGATGCCACGGCTGAGTCTGAGATCCTCACTGCACTCGATCTATTGGCAGACCAGGAGCTTGACATTGCAAACCGCACAGCCAACAGCAAGCTGGCAATAGAGGAGACCTACCAGAATCAGCGGGTGGCGGCAAATGCTGATGCCAACGCACAGATTAAAGCTTCCAACCAGCGATCTGTCGATGTGGAGGCCCGGCTGCGCCGTGCTGCGCAGCAGTCGTTTGTCCAGACCATTGACCAGATGCTTTCAGGCGTTGAGAATCTGGAAGGTGTGTTCAAGGGCGTCTTTGCATCCTTCCGCCGCGCGGCAGTAAATGCCTTTGCTGATGCTGTCTTTGCATCTAACAAGGCAAATAGCAAACTAACCGCTGACGCACTCTCTGGCGTTGCCAAGCGCTCTGCTGCCTATGTTGGTGAGGTTGCAAAGATACTCACAACCGGTGCCGCAGCCATTGCCGCGGCCATCGCCAATATCCTGCGTAGCTTGACCGCTACGCTTGGCCCCCTGGGACTCGTGGCAGCAGGGGCGTTGATCGGCCAGGTAACCGGATTCTGGTCACGGGCCAAAAAGGCGGTAGGCTTAGCAACCGGTGCGATCATAACCGGCCCCACAGAGGCAGTAATCGGTGAGGCAGGAGATAATGAAGCAGTGATCCCCTTAAACAACCAGGGTGCTGAATTCATGGCAGACACCCTTGCACTCGCAATTCAAAAAATTGTGCCGGCCACTCTGCCCGGTGTCTCAGGTGAGGGATCAAATGCGGCACTCCTGGGCAGGATACTTGGGCGCTTGAATGAGATGGAGATGACGGTGAATCTGCGGGCTCAGCTCAGAGCAATGGAGTTTTTCAGAGATGAGTTTCCAGCATTCGAAAAAGACCGCCTGGCGAGGCAGTTTTAGATGAGCTGGCGATTTGAATACTTGCGTACCAGTCAGCTTGATGCGACTGTTGAGCATCAGGAAGATATCACCACACTGATTGATGAGTGGACAATCGATTTCAATGTGGGTGATGAATACTTTCTGCAGGCTGGTGACATCATCCTCAAATCAACTGAGCCTCTGCCGCTCAGTCCTGATGTGCTCAAAATGAACTGGGTAGTGGTTTACTGGAGTGAAGCAATCTACAATGTCTACCTGATCGGCCCGCAGGGCAGTGATGCCTTTGGGCCAAAGTATGACTTCTCGGAAAGATCTGAGGGCATCCCGCAGACCTACACTGCCCGTCTGAACTCTATTCAGAAACAGTTCTTTGACGACCTCACGCTTGCATCCATAGCCTACACGCCCAACCCCGGCCGCTTTAACTCTAACCTGGCTCAAGCCCTCGTGACCATTGAGCAGTTGCGCATCAATAAGGCAAGTCCGGCATCATACGCCACTGACCGGGTTGGGATCTCACTCAGCGACATCGTTAAACAGACAATTGGGTTAGCTGGATTTATCCTGACCGGTTACAAGGTCATCATCAACACCGTTAACGTCCCCACCATTGCCAGCAGTTCAGGGGATGTGCCGATCCTCGTTAGAGGCAGAGGCTCAGACCTCGCAGACTCCACCCAAGACAAGATAAATAACGTCTTCTCGACTGACGGTGTGACCTTCATGAAATATGATGAGGCCTGGAAGATGCTGGCGATCATCACCAACACGCTAATCGATATCAAACCCTCAATCTCCTCCGGTGAACTGCGGATCGGTACCGAGTTCATACCGCGAATACCGGCTGATGCTACCGGCGCTGCTCCAGCAAACTGGTCTGAGCGCACCTACCTGAAGCACCGCTACCTGGTGAGAACTGCTGTCATTAACGGTGATGACTTTCAGGCAGTTGCTGGTTTAGGTGTCGTGGCAGGGCAGTATGAAAAGACGCTCTCTGTCGCTACTGCCCGCAATAAGGATATTGACGAGGACTCAAAGGAGCTCTTCCTGCTGGCCGGACAGAAATCAGGCGGAAAGTTCCAGGTGATTGATCTATCAATCCTGAATGACAACTACGTGAATGCTGCCCGGACGCTCACAGCTTTTGACAAATCTATTTCTGACGGGCACGGGTATGCAGGCAAGATCGACTTTGAGGGACAGAAGCCTTTTGACAAGATTGATGCCGGCGGCGATACGATTCAGATTCTGCGCATTGCACCGGAATCAGGGCTTGAGGGACAGGCAGCCGTTGAGGGTGCTGTAATAACATGATAATCTTTTACTCACAACTATGGAGACAATAATGACACGGATAGCATTACTGATTTTGATACTGGCATTGCCCCTCTTGGGACAGGGAATTGCTGATGCGTGGGGTGACCATGTCTACATGGGGCGAACCTTTCAAAGCACTGACAGCTTGAGGATCGGTGTTAACGCTGATGGGAAAATCAACTATGCTGATAGCCTGCAGGGTAATGATGTTCTCTACAGCAACAAGCTTGATATCACTGAACGGGCAGACGGGAAATACGTTGTAGCCATTACCCTCGATGAGATCGCGTCCGCTGGTGCTATTGATGTTACCTATTGGGTGCGTCTGTATTATGGATCCTACTATCAATCCAGATCCATTGAGAGCGCGCAATCGCCCTACACATCGGTAGATGAATGGGATGATTGGCACCAGATCGGCGGAAACCTTGCTGCTAATACTCTCTATGTGTTTAACATAGCTGATTCATCCTGGTGGAGGCCTGCCAGTGGCCTGCAGTACCGGCTGATTGACGCCAGCGCAGGCGATACTGTCCGCCACTTCATCCGGGAATTTCGAAAATAGGGAGCGTTCAAATGTTTCGAATCCTGATAATACTAATTCTCACGTTCCCATTATTCGGGCAAAACGGCTGGACGGGCTGGAGTGGCTGGAGAGACTTTGATCCCGCCGTCTCAACTGGCCCTGATACCACGTTTGGCCCAGAGCTTTTCGCAAACGACCAGTTTACCAACTGGACATCTGATAATCCAGACAACTGGACTTACACCGGCGCAGCAGAAGCCCCGGGCGATACCGTAACAGAGAACCCTACCGGCGTTTGTCAATTTATCGCGTCCGGGTCTCAAAATGTGCAGATAGACCAGAACATTGGGCTTGTACAGGGTGAGACCTATAAGCTGACGATCAAGATAGACAGCTTCACTGGCCGATTTCAGTACGGCCAGGTCGGCGGACCGTTCATTACGCTCGTCGCTGCAAGTGTTGGCACAGGGGTTAAGTCCTTTACCTACACCCCAACCGGCGCCAACCCTTCCTTTAGGTTCAAAAGAGAGAACTTGCAAGCAGTCAACATAAAAATGGACTGGGTGTCAATCCGGAAGATTGAATCAATAAACTGAGGTAAGGTATATGAAATTCCTGAAATGGAGCAAAGACCACTGGCTATCCAAACACGGCAACATCCTTGTTTTCGACAAGCTTGAACACTTCCTTTTCTCGGCCGTCTTCGTGATTGGCTGCGTGCGGTTTCTCGGCTTCGACCTGTATTCGACGCTGGCGTTGGGGCAGGTTTTCGGCGTTCTGAAAGAGGCCAGCGACGGAATACGACCCTACGACGGCGAAAATATTCAGGGCTGGAGCTGGAAGGATCTGATCGCTAATAACGCTGGGTTCTTGGTGGCATGGTTGATTTTGTCCCTATAGCTTGGCAACTGCTAACCGCCGCGGCGCTGCTGGCTGTGATGGATGCGGCTGAGGAAACGGTAATCTGGAACAACCACGTCAACTCTACCCTACTCCGCTGGATGTTCGGGTTGGCAAGCGCTCCTCTTTACATCGACTTCTACCACTTCAACCAGGGGGTCAAGCAGCTGCTCAGCCTATATGTAGGTGTGTTGATTTCGGCGTGGATTTCCGAGGGCGGGCGTCTCAACTGGTTGGAGGCTGTTGCTTCTTGGTATCTGTGGTATGAGTGGCGCAATATCTGGTACCACGCCATCTTCAAGCGAAAGGGACGGCGCCAGCTGCCGCTCTTTAGGATTCCGCTGCTAATCCTGTTTCCCCGCTTGAAAGACTGGAGGTTTTGACAAAAACTAAAGTTGCCCTTTAATGCGCCGAACATAGCATTAACCACCGAGGACACCGGGGCGCCGTCCTCCATTCTCACAGACTCCTAATATGGAACACCACACAGCCCCTCCAAGGAAACATCCAAAGAGGAGGGAACCCAAATGGCAAGATACTACTTGCTATTTACCTGCATTCAGGACTTCAGTGTCAGGGAAGTTGAGATCACAGAGGAAAGCTATAACAGTATTGTTGAGCAGATAAAGTCTCAATTAGGGACGATCGTGTTCGAGATGATCGACCTTCCTGGTGAACCGGTATCGATGACGCTTTGTGCATATGCCAATGTGAAGCCTGAGAAAAGGGAGAAAGGGGCCTCAAGGCCTTTCCTTGGACTATCGATGAATTAGGATGGTGTACAGGTAGAGGTTACCGGCATACACGAAGATGAAATACGCCGTGCAGTCCTGCTCGATAGCCGCGGCGCGGTAGTCTTCATCAGTCCAGATTTCGTTGTACTGTAATTTGACCAATTCGCTTATCCCACTCTATATTCTTAGCAGCGAAAGCCCCGAGCAAGACCATCAGCACAAGCGCCAGAACGGCGAGAACGTCCGGCAGCTTGCGCCTGGATCGCTTTCTCTTTCTTGCGGCAGCCTTGCGCTTTTTCGGCTTAGATTTACTTACCGTTAGGGGCTTGCCGCAGTTGGGGCATGTATTGCAGGTGCAGGTAGTCATCACAGCCTCGGCAGCTTAATTCGCGGTGCTTTGGCACCAGGGAAATTCACATACATGCCTGGCAGCAAGATTAAATATCCCCAGAGTGCTGCTGGGTGATATACACAGAGAACAGCCCAGAGCGTCGAGGCAGAGAAAGCCGTGGCAAATGGTATCCACTTCATAAGATGTCTCAGTTTTTGCTGAATTTTGGTTGGTTGCGACTCTGGTTATCGCGTAATCCCAGTTCATATAGGGATCGTGACTGGGAAAC